GGTACGCTGTACCCAGATGCCACCTTGCAAGAAGTCTGTGATGCTACGGATGCAGTATTGCTTCCGATGCTCTGGACTAATGTTGTCTATAACATCGCTCATAGCAACACAGCAACAACAGGAACACTCTACTTTGAGGACAAGGTAGAGAAGGTCTTTTATGTAGGTCAGACTGTTCACATCGCTGGAAACGGCTCGAAGTTCAACGGCTCAAAGACCCTAACTGGCGTAGGCGATTACAACATAACTTTTAACATTACAGGCAACAACAACACTCCAGCAGTAGAGCATCCAGTTCAACCTTTTGGAACAGTATCAGCAGACACTTATGTTGATTGGGCATTAGACACAGCAGTCCAGCAAGCAGCTTTGATGGTATCTGTAGAGATCTGGCAAGCGCGCACCGCTACTCTCAGCGGTTCTAACCTTGTTGATTTCCAGCCAAGCCCTTATCGAATGAGCGCACAGCTTCTCGCTAAGGTGCGAGGATTGATCGCACATGCGCTAAGCCCTAACTCGATGGTTGGATAATGCCACCAGTTGCCATCACCACACTTCGCACCACTTTAGCGACTGCCTTAGTCAATAACGCTAAGTGGCAGACTTTCGCATTTCCGCCTTCAACAGTCCTTGCTAACTCTGTGATTGTCTCTCCAGATGATCCTTACTTGACACCTAACAACAATGGACAGATCACAGTCAGCCCAATGGCTAACTTCCGCATTGTGATGACAGTGCCACTCTTTGACAATGAGGGAAACCTTAACGGCATCGAGGACACAGTAGTTAGCGTGTTCGCACTACTTGCAGCATCTTCTTTAGTTTATAATGTAAGCGCAGTCAGCGCACCTAGCGTTCTCAACGCGGCAAGTGGAGACTTGCTCAGCTGTGAGATGTCCGTATCAATCCTAACGAGTTGGAGTTAAACATGTCCGATTGGGAAAAAGAAAACGCAGCCTTTCTCGAAAAGATCGGGCAAGTTGCGCCAGCACCAGCACCAAAGCCAGTAACTAAAAAGGAAGAGGAATAACCGATGTCAGTTTATCTAGCCAATACCGGAGTTCTAACTGTTAATGCGGTTGATCTCTCTACACTAGTCACTTCAGTAACAATCAACCGCGCCTTCGATGAACTGGAAGTCACCAGTCTCGGGGATTCTGGTCATCGATTTGTTAAGGGCTTGGAAGCATCAAGCATCACAATCGACTTCTTAAATGATGAAGCATCAGCTAAGACACTTCAGACACTTGCAGCAGCATGGGGCACTAACACAACAGTCACATTCAAGCAATTCGCTGGAGCAACAGCTGCAACAAATCCACTTTACACAATGACATGCTTGGTCAATAACATCACACCTGTAAATGGTGCGGTTGCAGACCTATCAACTCAGAGCGTAACTTGGAATGTTTCAGGTACAATCGCAGTAACAACAGCGTAAGAAACTAAACAAAGGGGCTAAACATGGCAAAGCTAAAGATCGTTCGTAATGATGGAAGTATGCTAGAAGGCGAGATCACTCCAGCAGTGGAGTATGCGTTCGAGCAGTATGCTAAAAAGGGTTTCCATAAAGCCTTCAGAGATGAAGAGAAGCAATCGGATGTTTATTGGCTTGCATGGGAAGTCACACGCAGATCAGGTGAAACTGTTAAGCCTTATGGGATGGAGTTCATTGAAACGCTAAGAAGCGTGGAAGTGTTGGACTCTGACCCTTTAGCTTAAAGCGCGATCTTCCATTCACCTACCTAATTGCTAGGCTAAGCATTAGGTTGGGAATCGCGCCACAGCAATTGTTAGATCTTGATAAGAGCATGCTCGATGCATTAGTGCAGGGGCTAAAGGATGAAGCGAAAGAGGTGAGCGATGCCAACACAGGTAACAGGCGCGGTAGAGCTTAGAAAAGCCCTCAAAAAGTTCACTCCAGATCTTGCTAAGGAAACACAAAAAGAATTAGGCACAATCCTAAAGCCGATTACAAACAAGGCTAGAGGATTTATACCTTCAACCGCACCTCTTAGCGGATGGGCTAATCAAGGCACAGGTGCGTGGGAACGCATTGAGTGGTCATCGGGAGAAGCAAAGCGTGGTATTGGATACAAAGCAACACCATCCAAGCCTAATCGCTCAGGCTTTCGTTCCCTTGCTCGCATTGTTAATGCATCGCCTTCAGGTTCTATCTATGAGACTGCTGGTCGCTTAAATCCACAAGGCAGACCACAAGCTCCACTGTCTAAGGTAGTAGCCCCCGGACATGTTAATTTCGGCAAGACAATCAGATCAGGTTCTAAGGGTCAATCTCTTAGCAATAATCCTAATGCTGGTCAGCAGTTCATCGATGCAATTGACAGATCAGGCACGATTGTTAATGCTTTTAAGCGAGCAGAAGGTGCATCAGGTCGCGCCAGTCGCAAGATGAAGGGTCGCGCAATCTTTCGCGCATGGGCAGAAGATGGCGGAAAGACTAACGCAGCTGTTATCAAAGCCATTGAAGGATCTAAACTAAAGTTCGAGAACTACACACTAAAGGCGGCTCAGTAATGGCAGCAGATGTAAGAATTGACATAGCCGCCCAGTTCGTAGGCAAAAAGGCATTTAAGGATGCTGAGACTTCCACAGACAGATTGACTAAGAATGTCAAAGGTCTTGCTAAAGGCTTGCTTGCTGTTTATAGCGCACAGAAGATTCTCTCTTATGCTAAGGCTTCAGTTAAGGCTTTCGCAGAAGATGACAAGGCAGCCACAGCACTAGGAACTACCTTAAAGAATCTGGGTCTTGCTTACGGCTCAAACATCGGCACAGTCAATGGCTACATCTCACGCCTCGAAATGCAGACAGGTGTGCTTGATGACGAACTACGCCCTGCAATGGATCGCTTGCTTCGCGCTACAGGCGATGTCACCAAGTCACAGGAATTGTTATCCCTTGCTCTGGACATCTCAGCAGGAACAGGCAAGTCAGTCACCCAAGTTTCTCAAAGCTTGCAGAAGGCTTATTTAGGTCAGACTCAGGCACTTGGTCGCTTAGGTGTAGGACTTTCAAGGGCTGAACTTTCAACTTCATCATTTCAAGAGATACAAGATCGCTTAGCAACACTCTTTGCAGGTCAGGCAACAGCAGCAGCTGATACCTATGCAGGTTCACTGGCTAAATTAACTATTGCTGGAAACAATGCTAAAGAGACTATTGGTAAGGGTCTAGTTGATGCATTAAAGAGTGCCTCTGGATCAAACACAGTCGATCCAGTTATCAAGGGCATCGATGCTATTGCTAACGCTATCGCTAACCTTGCTCGCGAGACAGGCGATTTCATTGCTATCACTAGAGCCAATTTCGACTTAAAGAATCTTTCACTATTCGCCATCGATCCTAAAGCCTTTAAGGGTCTTGGTAACATCTCAATGACTGTTTCAGGTCAGGTGGACAATCAAGTCCTAAAGACTCAGAAGGCAGTTACAAAGCTCACAGCAGAACAGGCTAAGAACCAAGCCAAGATCCTAAAGGATAAGCGAGTTCAGGCTGCAATCGATAAGGCTAACCTTGCTCTTAATAAGAGTTCAGATGTCTTTGACATGGACAAGATCCAGATTGCAGCAGCTTTAACAAATCAGGCTGAGCAACTAGGCAAGGCAACCAGCGCATCTCAGGTCTTACAGATCGCTAACGATACTGCTCGCCTTAATGTTAAAAAGTCAATCCTTGCGTTAGAAGATGCCATTGCTGCTAAGGATGAAGCAGCCATCATCGCAGCAACAGCTAAACTTAATGCAGATCTTAAAGTGCTTGGTGCGCTTGGTATGCAGAATGTCAAGCTTCAGGACATTAAATCAATCCTTGACAGTCTAAAGCCTAAAGACCTTATCAACATTGCTAACCTACAGACTGCTCTGGATCTATTGAGCAAGATTAACCTTGCTTCTAGTGGAACTACTAAAGCACCGACAACGACAACCGCGACATCAACTGCAGCAGCCACAGCAGCGGCAGTTGCAGCAGTCATGACTAAACCAACCTTGACCAATACTCCCTTTGGAGAAGGTGGCTTATTCAATCTTGAAGATGTTGCTCGTTCATCCCTGCTTGCAGGTCTAGCAGGTGGAGCAGGTGTATCAGGTGCAGTCAGCGGTTCACGCTATGCTGCACAGGCTGCTAACCAATACAACATCACTGTGCAAGCTGGTATCGGAGATCCTAACGCCATTGCAGAAGCCATTGATCAAGTCCTAACAGATGCCGCTCAGCGTGGCACATTGAGAGGCTACACAATCGCATGACATGGCTTCCAGAGTGGCGAGTTACAGTAGGTGATGATGTCTATACGACTGTCACCTCTGTTTCCTATGCCTCTGGTCGCCTAGACATTGACAGGCAAGCCACAGCAGGTTACTGCCGAGTAGAGATTATCAATTCAGATAACTCACCTTTCACCATCAATGTCACAGAGCCAATTCTTTTAGAGCTAAAGAACTCATCTGGCACTTATGTCACAGTCTTTGGTGGAGAAGTATCAGACTTCAACATTGGTGTCAGAAGCCCAGAGGAATCAGGCTATGTGACCACAGGCACAATCTTGGGCATTGGCTCACTTGCCAGACTAACTAAGGCTATTTATAACACAGCACTTGCTGAAGGCTTAGATGGCGCACAGATCGCTACTATCCTGAGTGCTGGTCTTAACCTTAACTGGAATGAAGTCACTCCAACTGTTACATGGGCAACCTACCCAGCAACTACCACATGGAATGATGCTGAGTCCTATGTAGGTGAAGTGGATTCAGGCTTCTACACAATGATTGCTTTAGCAGCTAACGCAACTGCTAAGTCACAAACTCTGGTCGATCAGATTGCCACTAGCGCACTTGGTCAGATTTACGAGGAAAAGGATGGGAATGTCTCTTATGCAGATGCAGACCACAGATCTAACACACTTGCAGCAAATGGCTATACTTTCCTCGATGGGGCTTATGCAACACCAAGCTCTATCACATCAACAACTCAAACTGCTCGCATCCGTAACAGCCTTATCTATCGCTACGCCACAGGATACGCCAGCACCTACAGCACCTCAGATACCGATTCCATAGCCTCTTACGGACTCTTTGAGCGTTCATTCGACTCTAACATCAAGAACCTTGCAGACATCACTGACATCGCCACTAGAGAGCTTAATTTAAGGCGCATCCCTAAAGGATCTTTGGGAGCAATTACCTTCCGCCTAGATAATCCAGACATCGGCAATGCGATGCTTGACAGCCTTATTGGAGTCTATTTCGGTCAGCCTGTCCTTATCAACAACCTGCCTAGTAATCTTCTTGGTGGCACATTTGATGGCTTTGTCGAGAATGTCGCACTCCGAGCTACACCTACTTTTGTGGACATAACCCTCTACATTTCAGCGACTGAGTTCTCGTTATCAACGACACAATGGGATACAGTCGTGCCTAGCACAATCACATGGGCAACGACAAATGGTACACTTACATGGAATAATGCGATCGGAGCACTCAACTAAATGGCAACAAGTCCTATCTATAACTGGCCAGAACCGGACAACACCGACCTTGTAAAAAATGGCGCACTCGCCATTCGCACACTGGGTAATGCTATCGATACCACAATGGCGACAATGACCCCTAAGTCTATTGTTGATGCTAAGGGTGACTTAATCGCAGCTACCGCTAATGACACACCTGCTCGCCTTGCAGTGGGTTCTAACGGACAAAGCCTTATCGTGAACACAGAGACAGCTACAGGATTATCATGGCAAGGCTCACAAGCAGCAGCCAAGAATGTGGCGATTAACGGAGCGTTCGATTTTTGGCAAAGAGGCACTTCTTTCAGCATTACAGCAGGTGCGCCTTCTTATACAGCAGACCGCTGGACTCAGTATTTTAATGCTGCTGGCACAATCTCACAGGATACTACAAACATCCAGAGTGGTAGCCAATTTTCATTAAAGATAACTGCAAACGCAACATCTGGATCTAATGCAATTTTTCAGCTTGTAGAGTATGCCAATGTAGTGCCACTTCAAGGACAAGATGTAGTGCTAAGTTATTATGCAATGGGAACAGTTGGACTAACTCCAGCAGCTTCTCTTTCTTATTCAACAACTGCTAATGACACTTTAACTAGTACAAACATCGCACTTAGCGGCACTATTGTTAATGCTCCAACTTTTAGCGGTACATTGCAGCGGTACGGAGTTAAATTTACTGTACCTTCTAACGCTAAGACTTTACGCATTGGCTTAGATACAGGAGCGGTTGCCAATACTAATTTTGTTGTATTTAATCAGGTGCAGCTTGAGCTTGGATCTATGTTCACAACCTTTACACGCGCTGGCGGAACAATTCAAGGAGAATTAGCCGCTTGCCAGAGGTACTATCGCAGATTTAACGCGGGCGGTTCAGCCTCTTATTTAGGTTTCGGAAGTGCGTTTAGCACAACTAAAATCACCGCTAGTTTTTACACAGGCACAATGAGAATTACTCCAACCACTTTAGATTATAACGCTATTAATGTCGCAGACGGAGTATCTGGTTACGCTTCAACAGCAGCCTCATTAGTGGCGGCAACCTCAACTCCAGATGTGGCAAATGTGGACTTTACTGTTGCATCAGGCTTGACTCAGTATCGTCCTTATTTTGCACAAGCAAACGGAACAACCTCATTTGTCGGATTTAGTGCGGAGTTATAAAAATGAACATAACAGAATACACAGAAGTTTTTGCAGATGGTAGCGAAATCGTTTATGTCAGAATTGACCGAGGAGACGATGGTTTTACCTCAATGCCTAAAGACTTATACGACAAGCAACAAGCGGAACAATCCACACCGATTGTCACAGATGAAGCCGAAGCTAAGTAAGGCAGCGATACAGCTTCGCGAGCAATTCGATGACACGTTCCCAGATCGTGACCGCACATCGGATGGTTGGATCGGTGATACCCGACACGCTGCTCGCAAGTCTGATCATAATCCAGATGAGCAAGGCTGGGTTCGTGCCATCGATGTGGACAAAGATCTGCACAAAGGCGGAAAGCCAGATGTCATGGGAGATCTTGCTGATCAGCTTCGTGCCTTATCCAAGTCAAAAGCAGACAAGCGTATTAGTTACATCATTTTCGATGGACGAATCTGCTCCAGCATCCTTAATTGGAAGTGGCGCAAATACACAGGGGCTAACAAACACACTAAGCACATGCATGTTAGCTTTAAGAAAGAAGCTGACAATGATGGTGCTTTTTTTCAAGTACCTATGTTAGGAGCATCTAATGGATAATCTATCAATCATCATTGCCGGAGCTTGTGGAGTCATTGCTATCCCTGTTCTACGCCAAGCGATTAAGTCTTACCGCGCTAAGAAGTCTGTTGCAGACATCGTGGTCGATTCGATTGAAGCTGCTATTGATCAGGTTGAGAAGAAGTGACACAGTCGGACTTCTTTACCTTTTACATCGCTAGTCTAGGTGTGTTCGGTGGTCTTGCTGGTTATGTCATCACGCATCTGCTGAACGAGATCAAAAGACTCAACACGCGAGTGGATGAGATCTATAACATCTTGCTTGACAGGTAGCATTGTGCTATGGCAAGAAAACCCACTAAGGCATTAGAGGATCAAGGCTATTCCAAGCTCGATGCTTACTGCATTGGCTTGCATGAGTATTGGAAGTCATTGCGCAAGGCTGGATTTACTGAAGGCATTGCGCTATTTATGATCACAGATGTTCCCTCTTACCCTCGCTGGATCTTGCCAGACCCAATCGAACCAGAGAAGCTGGGCGATTACGAGGACGATGAGGATGACGATTAAGCGAATTGTCGTAGTTTCGGACTTACAA